GTTGAACGATTGGGCCATACTTTCATGTTAAGTATATTATAACGAACACCGAATTTTCCTTGTGGGAAAGTAACTTTTTGAGCTTGAACAAGACACTTTACATAACAACCTTTGGTTACGCTTGTTTCAATGTCTACAGGCTTTTTATCCTGGTCATATGCTTCTGTATCCCAACGACCTCCATAAGAGAGAAGACTGCAGTTTATGGTGGGTGGCCATTTGCCGTCTGGCTCTTGTGTCTCCTTATCACGAGACACTTTTATGGATGGATTGAATAGAGCACGAATTACATCTTCCGATGCATCTTTACTCTTTAGCTTGAGCCATGTCGGATTTTCCTTAGCCTTACTAATAAGCGCATCATCAAATTCAGTAATCATCTCATGAAACGCATTTAGTTTATCACGCATTTTATTAGAAGGGTCGTCATATCCTTTAAAACTAAGAGATAGACGATAAGTCTTTCCAGCAGGTTTTCCATCCTTTTCAGGCAATTCATTAATACCTAATCCATATGGAGCATACATACGCGGAGTTTGGAAATACATATTTCCATCACCATAATTCAAATACATCTCCTTAAGTCCTACCGCATTAGTAACAATGTCTCCATATTTAATATTATTACAATCAAATAAGTCAGGAGTAACTATTTTAACATCTGTGTTGCCTAGGTTGACTGTTGTCGGTTGTTCGGCCATTTCGATTATTTTGTGTTTTATAACTAATACTTATTGTTTTATTCATTTTATCAGTTCAAATTTTTTTAAATATACAGCATTTAAATACAACATTTAATAACAAAATATATAATATTTAAAATATATAAATATAATAATTTATGAATAGAAAGTTAATATGGATAATAAATGCGTTATATTAGGTAATAAATTTGCTACTATAATACAAATTTTGGTTTTTATATTATCGGTATCTACACTTTTTTTGCATAAAATATTTATAGAAAATAATATGTGTAATATTCATAGCAAAATAAAAAAATGTATATACTGCATAATACAGAAAAAATCAAAAAATAACGAAAATTATGTATTAAATGCTAGAGTATGGAAGATATGGTTCATGGATAATATTAAACAGGGTCTAAGTATATTATGTGGTCATTTTTGGGCGATATATGCTGCTAAATTACTATCTAACGATAATTCAGATGAGTGTGCGTGGTTTATTATACAATTTTTAGTAGATACTCTTTTAGCTATTTTTTTATCATTTCTTTTATCTAAATTATCTATTAAACTTATTTACTTGTTTTCTCAATCTTTTGTAGAAACATGGCTGTCTATCGGAAATTATGATACAACATACTACAATTACAAATATAAAATATGGATAGGTCAAACATTACATTGGTTATTATGTAGCTTATTAGCCAGAATTATATGCACTTATTTAATTTTAGGAACTTATCAGTATTTTATAATTATTAATAATTGGTTTTCAAATCTATGGAACAACAATCGCAATGATGAACTTATTGTAGTTTTTTTAGTAATACCTATCATTATGAATACTGTACAACTTCTAATACAAAATTGGTTTTTGCGTTGGAAAACAGAGTATAATAATGAAACACAAGAAAATACAAAAAGATTAATCAATGTAGTTTGATAATTTAATTGTATATAATATAAATATTATATTATTATATAATCATGGACACATGGTGTTTTAATACTATTGAAACAGGGAACAAATGTAAATATTGTAGTGATTTTGAAAGTATAACAATGAGTAATACTCATCTAATTGACTATTTAAATCAGGATCGTAAACATGTAATCTATGAAAATTTAGATATACAAGAAACATTTATGGATTATATCGTTGGATATAATCATAATCCAGCGATTTCTTCACTCTATAACAATATTAAAAATAAAAATTATGTCGTTAATAATATGGATATGAACATAAATACCGCATACTTTGAAAGTAAAACGATTGACCCTTCTTCAAAAAAAGAAATTAGAAAAAAATTAATGCCTATTCGATTAAAATGGACAACACTAAAATTAAATATAAATGTGTCCGAAAATGTTTTATTACCTGGATTAATGATTAGTTTTTTACCATCTGAATATAATGTATTTAAAACAAGACTATCAGAATTAAAATTTATTATACCCGATAACATTAGTATACGATTTAGAGACACTAAAGTGGGTCAAGATGATAGTAACGAATCAGATGTAGAATATACACTTCCAAATTTATCAAAAGAATTCGACACTGAATATATAGTAGGTAAAGTTGTTTCATACACGGGAGCAAATGTATTTTTAAAAATGAAGGAGAGTATAAAAGGTAGAATTTTTGATAAGTATAAAATAGCATGTCGTAACTGTGAAAAAAAATATGGAACAACAAATGAGGATATTCATGAATATATATGTCTGCACAATGAAGGAAATATTGATGGGAAAAATTTCACCTGTTATTTGTATAAACTGCGTAATAATTCATTATTTGAAGATACTAATAATGATATGATTCATATATTTATCTATTTTGGTATCTGGGCTAAAAAGGAAATTCGAAATAAGCCCATATTGCTAAAAACGATAAAGGAAGATATATTTGGTGCTATTACTAAAAAAGTATTAATCAGTATTAGAAATCAAACAGGTATTGATACAAATAAAAAAGAAATTATAGACAGTATAAAAAGTTATAGTGATTTAGCAAAATTTGTGGTTGGTTCAAAAAAATCAAGTTTATATCGAACTTTTCACGAAGCATTTAAAATGATTGTGGTTAAAGAATATCCTAAATTTGTTAAAAACGGTGTATTTCGTAGATTTATCATTTTAGGTGGATACATAAATTTATGGTTTATTGATAATCCAGAAAATTTTGAAGAGGTTTCAAATGCCGTAAAATCGAATATATTTCATAATCATGTTCTTCAAATAGATAAAATATATACCGTTGACGATTTTATTAAATTATCACGAGAAGAACAAATAATTTTTTTTAGTTTTTTCTTTCATGAGGCTTCCGATATGTTAATACTGAGTATAGTATCAAATAGATTAAAGGACTTTATAGATGTTTATAAATCTGTTTCTACAGTGATTGGTTTAAATATGCTAACTACGTTATTTGGTCAATCTGTTGATTTAGTTGAAATAGGTATTGAAACATCTCAATTTTTATTAAAAATGTCTTTATTGTTTGGAATTAAAGAATATATTTTAACTAATTTTTTAACGCCAAGAGGTTATACTCGTGTTTCAACAAATATAATGCTTAGTATTTTTAACAATAAACGGGATATACCAGAATTAGAAATGGCTTTCAATCTTTCCGCAAAAGGTATATCCAATATAAATTTTTACTATATACTTGATGCTATGAGTAGAGATGAACAATTAACATCAAAGTTTGGGATTGAGGCAAATTTGGTGCATGACTTAAATTTACATACAACTAGAGAATTATATTTGCGTGCACAATTATAAATATTTTATAGTTTCTATAAAAGCACTATGTATTGAATATACATCAATTTAAATTATTAGTTATCAATAATTTAAATTAATATAAATATTGAAAACCTTCTAGAGAAGTAAAACGCTTTAGATGTTAACAATAATTATTGATTTAGAACTTAAATTATTTATTTAGATGGAATAATAATTTTTTTAATTAGTTATGTAATAAATTATTTACATAACTTAATGTTTCGTCAATAAATTTAATGTCTTTTGTTATGGGGTCAATTCTATCACTTCTAATAACGGCCATCATAATAAATTTGGATTGTTTTTTAGTCTTAGTCATAATTGATAAGTATTTTAAAACATTGTAAATTAATATAGATTTGGATGAGGTAGTATTGGGCTGAAAAAATATATTTTCCTTACTATATTTGTCTGGTAAAATCATAATTTTATTACCTATTACACTCTGACCTTGTTGCAATTTACCATTGTATATAATACCTTGTTTTTCAAGTAGAAATGCTTTTAAGTGATGAATAGTTTCATTAATAAAGAAACCTTCACGAATAATTTGATAAACATTTTTCTTTTCAGAATCTGTATACTCAATTCCTTTAGTTTGTGATTTGCTTATTTTTTTTTTCCATTCAAGAGGTTTGCCTTTTCCTTTAATATCGTCACTTCCGACACACGCTAATATATTTGATATACTATTACCATTATTCGATGACAGAGTCTCAAAATAAAAACCTATTAAGGCAATAGGGTCTTCTATACCTGCCATATCAATTACAGTTAAATAACTTTTTTTTTCATTTTTTGTTATTTCAAATGTTAAAAACAAATGTCCTCGAGAGCTCTCTGGATTATTTATTGTCTCTTTAATTGATTTGTTTTCTTTGCGAAATTCATTTAATTTATCAAATACTCCATATAAATTTGTTTTATCTATTCGTGTTGGATTAATTGTTTGACCATTTAGATGAATATTATGATTTATAGAATTTGTGAATTCTTCATTTGGCTCAATATATTGTATTATTTGACTTTCTACGGTTAATCCGTTTGTTGTGGTATATTTCATAATACCATAAATATCAAAAGCATATATTAACTCTACTTTATAATTATCATTAATTAAGTCATTTAAACCAAATTGAATTAAACCAACATCTTCATTTTTTCCATATAGTGTATATGTTTTTCCGCTTCCAGAGTATCCATATCCAAATATAAAATTACTATATCCATCTCGTAATTGGTCAAATGTTCCTTTTAGTGACTCTTGATTATGTGGAGGTTCTAAATACATTTGCCGATTTGTTAAATTATCATAAATTGAATACACACCGCGGACATTTATTTTACTACGTTGTGTTAATAATGTTTTATTTTCATAATCTATTTTAATATAATCATCTAATTTAATTTGAATGTTTGTAATATTATTAAATCTTACTAATATTCGAACAGCCCCCTTCATATCTTCATATAAATTAACTAGTTTTGGAACAAATTTAAGAAAATTAGTGTATTCTGTAGACATAGCTAATACATCTTTGCACTTCTCAGATTTCCAATTTTGTATATTTTCATCAGAAATATCAATAGGGTTCCATGTTCTACTTTTAATTATTGCGCTTATTTCAATATACCAACTTTCTGTTATAACATCAGATAATACTGATGCATGAGCAGGGTCCGATATCATATCACTAACTGTTTTAAATAGTGCTTTATAATGTAGAAAATTTGCTATGTCTCTGTTCATTTTTATTGATAAACTTAGACAGTCGAAAGAACTACTATCTAATAATAATTTTTGAGTAATTTGTTCACAAAGTGTTGCGATTGTTTCTAATTTATCTATTATATTCGTATTAAGAATAATTACTTCGTCTAAATCGCTTTCTGTTTCTTCTAATCCTCCTCCTCCATTTTGAACATTTGTATAAATTGATTCAAATATTACAAATTTTAATTTATTTAAATATCGCTTTATAGTATTTAAAAAATTAACAAAAATTTGGATATCCTTAAATGTTTTACAGTTTATAAATTTTTCATCTAATTTGTTAATTTTATTATTAATGGATACAATTAATTTATTCAGGTGTGCGTTTTCTGAAGTGTTTGTAATAAGTTTAATATATTTACTTGGTAAAACGTTCTGTTCTTGAACTTCCGATATAAATAATTCACAACCTTTTTCGTTTAAATATATTAATTTTAAAATAGGTTCAAATGTGTTGGGTTTTTGAATTGTTACCTGTTTTATTAAATTTATTTTTTGTATCATTTCTTTTAATTTTTTTTTAATATTGGGTAAATCATTTTCCATTAAATAAAATATATATATATATTATATAAGTAAATTAAATGGCTAACGCTTCTGGAGATTTGAAATTAATTCAAGAGAATATCAAAGAGGTTCAAACATTAATTATTAAATTAAATGAAAGACTTGCTTCCGCTAAAAAAAGTTTAAGTGAGGCTAAAATTGAAGTTGCCGCAGCAAAAGAATCAATGACATCTAAGCAGTTAGAAGTGTCTCGTGAAATCAGCACTATTAAAGAAACACTTGTTCAAAAAGAAGATGAATTATCTGAAGTAAAACGTCAATTAGAAAATACTGATCGTTCATCTCGTGAAGAAATATCTTCTTTAAGCCAACAATTAAGTGAAAAATCATCACAAATTTCAAGTTATGAAACAGAAATAACACAAATATCTAGTTTATCTAATCAACTTATTTCGCAACTGACTGAATTATTAGCAGCAGATAGTGCAAACAGTGAAAATGTTGAAGCTGTTCTAAGACAAGGTGGCCGTGGTTACCAAAGAAAAAGGAGTGTTAAAAATTTGCGTAGATATTAATTATGTAGATATTTCAATATATAAAATAGTGTATTATTTTCTTTAAAAAAAGAAATAATGTATTATTTTGATACGACTTTTACACCCAATCTCCATCAAGGCCATTCACTATTGTTTCAGCACCTGTTACAATAGTGAATGGCATAATTAAGAGAATGTATATTTTGGTAAGTTTAATATCCATCAACTTCTGTTTCTAAACCATGTCCTAATGCTCCACCAATAATGTGACCAATTATTTTCATTTTGTATATATCTTACTATTTTTTTAATAATTACATATTTAATATAATTCGTATAGTCTGAAAAAAATAAATGTATTTAATATAATATATTTATTTTTCACCCATAATGGAAAAGGACGCATGTAGATGTAAAAAAGGCAAATATTATCATAATAAGTGCCGATGTAAATCAAAAAGGTGTAAAAAACATAGTGATACGAGTAGCACAGATAGTGATAATAGTTCATATCGCAATCATTCAATAAAAATTAACGTAGATTGTAATAGAGGAGTAGATGAATATGCGAAACCGAAGGAATGTATGAAAATACAAGAACCCGATTTTAAAGATGAATTACTAAAATATTTATTAACAAATACAAATAATAAACTTGCTAATTTAAATACGCCTAACCAAAATAATCTTAATTTACATCAAAATAACATAAAATTTATATCAGGCATCATTAGTCCATGTTTTGATACGATGTATTCAATGCAATCTGGATGTGGGTATACGGCTGAATATATTCACACATCAATTAGTGATCAGTGGATAATTAAAATAGATAACAACCATATCATCAATTTTATACTTATTCCTATTCAAAATACATTTTCTATTAATGCGTTTATTGATAGTAGTTCCTTAGAAACATCTCCTAATTTTAAACCTAGATTTTTAAATCGAATTGTTATAAATGTAAAAGAACCATTATCTGGGTTTTCTTTTTTAGCAATATGTAACTAATACATCAAAAATTGTAATTTAAAAATTGTAATTTAAATTTATTCCATAATTAATTTATAAAAAAAAGGAATAACCCTATTTTTTATAAATTCCAAAAATACGCGCGGTAGAGGGTTCGAACCTCTGACCTACCGGTTAACAGCCGGGTGCTCTACCTGCTGAGCTAACCACGCCAAAAGAATACATGTGTTTCTATTATTTTACTTCCAAAAATACGCGCGATAGAGGGTTCGAACCTCTGACCTACCGGTTAACAGCCGGGTGCTCTACCTGCTGAGCTAACCACGCTAAAAGGACACATGTATGATTACATCATCCCTATTTATTATTATTAAAGATGTCTTTATATCCTTTTCAAACCCATATTGTATTATGTTCTAAATTATGAATTAAATTATTTATAAATACATTAATTGCTATAAAATGATTATTTATTATATTATTAACCGCAAATTCTTTATAATTGTGATACATACTATTTAGTTTATTTTTATAATTATGGGATAAATTATTTTTAAAAATATAAACATAAAGTTGATATGTTGTTAAAATAGAGTTTTTATCTTTTTTCCCTTTATATACTATTATATTAACTATGATTTGAATGAATTGTCCAATTATTTGTTGTATATTATCATTCTGTATTGTTTCATCAATTATAAAATCATTTTTCTTCATAAAACCTATAAAAATTTCACATAATTTATCATGATTATTTTTAATATCCGATACTAAAGGTGTATTTAAATCTAATTGTTGTAATAAAACATCTAATGACGCACATAATATGTAATGATTTATTTCAGAAGTAATGATAGGATGTTTACTCCTATCTAAATTATATATATGGATATATTTTTCTATTTTTGCTTTTATATTGATATTGTCGGAAAGAATTAATTGCTTTATTTATAAATTAATTTATTATTTAATTATATATTATAATGTTGGTTATTATTATAATTTTAATTATAGTATTAATATATTTATTGAAAAATAATATCTCGATAATCTCTATGCTTAAAAATAATTTAAAAGAACATTTTTCAATTACTGTTAAAGACCGACAGAAAATTGGCACTAATGAATTAGAAAATGGGTTGCTACCTAAATCAAGTAGTAGAATTGGTAATATGAATTACGAAACATGTTATAGCACTGAAACTAGAAATGGAAATACAACTAGAAGAAATAATACCTATTACTGTAATCAAGGTATTGATGGCGGTGAGGTAATTCCAGCAGAAGGACTTTATAGTTTAGACTTTTCTAATTACACAACACATCCTGGAAAGAAAATGCGTGGTAGGCCATTAACTGGCTTTCACCAAACAGCTAACGGCACCAATTATTCACTTAATAATGATGGTTC